GGCGACCGGGCGCCGGCAGTATCGCACCTGTTTGCTGATGATGCCGCGCAAGAACGGTAAGACGGAACTCTGCGCGGCGCTCGCGATCGATGGGCTGCTGTTCGACGGGGAAACCGGCGCCGAAGTCTACAGCGCCGCGAATGACAAAGACCAGGCCGCGCTCTGTTTCAATGTCGCCGCGCAGATGATCCGCAACGACGCCGAACTCTACGCCGCCTGCGAGATCATCGACAGCCAGAAACGCATCGTGCATCGCAAGAGCGGGAGTGTCTATCGTGCGATCAGCGCCGAGGCGTATACCAAGCATGGCCTGAGCGCGTCGCGCGTGATCTACGACGAGCTGCACGCCGCGGTCAGCCGCGAATTGTGGGATGTCCTGGCCTCATCGACCGGCGCCCGCGCCCAGCCGCTCGTGATTGCCATCTCGACCGCGGGCTATGACCGCCATTCGATCCTGTGGGAGCTGTATCAACACGGCAAGAACGTCCTCGCCGATCCGTCGATTGATCCGACGTTCTTGCCGGTGATCTGGGAAGCGCCGATCGATGCCGACTGGACCGACGAGGCCGTCTGGCGCGCGGCGAATCCGGCGCTGGGCGATTTTCGATCGCTCGACGAGATGCGGGTCGCGGTCGCCCGCGCGAAGGAAATCCCGGCGCAGGAAAACGTCGTCCGCCGCTTGTATCTCAACCAGTGGACCGAACAGGATGCGCGCTGGATTGCGCTCGACGCCTGGGACGCCTGCAAAGCCGAGATCGATCCGGCCGCGCTCGCGGGCCGGCGCGGCTATGTCGGGCTGGACTTATCGACGACGACAGATCTCACGGCCGCGGTCGCGGTCTTTCCCGACGACGAGGGACCGGGCTGCACCGTCCTCGCCAAGTTTTTCTGTCCCGCCGAGCGTATCCAGGCGCGCACGGTGCGCGACCGCGTCCCCTATGACGAATGGGCGCGGCGCGGGTTCATCGTCGCCACGCCCGGCCCGACGGTCGACTACGAGCGCGTCCGCGCCGAGCTGCTGGCGTGGCAGGACGCCTATCAGGTCCGCATGATCGCGTTCGATCCGTGGAATGCGACCGATCTCGTCTCCCGGCTCGAAAAGGTCGACGGCTTTACGTGCGTGAAAATGCGCCAGGGCAAGGCGTCACTCTCGGCGCCGAGCAAGGCCCTCGAAAAAGCGATCCTCGAAAAAACGATCCGCCACGACGGCCATCCGATCCTGCGCTGGAACATCCAAAACGCCTCCGTCGACACCGATAATGCTGGTAATATTCAGCCGTCCAAAGCGAAGTCGACCGAGCGCATTGACGGTGTGTATGCCCTGGTGATGGCCCTCGACGCGATGCACCGCGACCAGGCGCCGCCAGAACCGGAAATCGAAATGTATATTTTCGGAGGCCCGACATGAGCCGTCGTCCTGGCCGCCCGTCGCTCGACGACGGCGATTACTCGGTGCAGTGCTCGCTGCGGATGCCGGCGAAACGCTACGACGCGATCTATCGCGCCGCGAGCCGGGAGCGCGAGACCGTCCCCGAGTACATCCGCAAGGCCGTCTCGGCGCGGTTACGGTACCAGAAATCGGACGAGCCGCCGCCCAGCCGCTAGACTCGGCGCCGTGCTCGACCGCGCGTACGCGCTCCTCTCGATCAAAGCGCTCGACGGGGACCGCCGGATCATCACCGGCAAGGCGTCGACCCCCACGCCTGATCGCCGCGGCGACATCCTCGAACCGCTCGGCGCGACCTTCGCGAACCCGCTCCCGCTCTTGCTGCACCATGACCGCGAACGCCCGGTGGGCCGCGTCACGCTGACGGCGAAGCGCGACGGGATCTACTTCGAAGCCCAGCTCCCCGACATTGCCGAAGCGGGCCTGGTCCGCGAGCGCGTCAATGAAGCGTGGCATCTCATCAAGGCCGGACTGATTACCGGCGTGTCGATCGGCTTCCGGCCGCTGGCCGATGGTGTCAAGGCACTCGCCTCGGGCGGGATGCACTTACTGAAGACGGAAATCTGCGAACTGTCCCTGGTGACGGTTCCGGCGAATGTCGAGACGACGATCCAGACGATCAAGTCGTACGACGCCCCGCACCTGGCCGCGTCAGGCCCTATCCCGCCCGGCGTCTCGGGCCTTGTGACGAAACCGAGGCCCATCATGGGCAAAGCCACGGCTGTTGAACACATTCAGAACTTAGAAAACAAGCGCGCCGCGATCTTCGCGCGCACGACCGAAATCATGGAAAGCGCGGCCGACGATGGCGCGACGCTCGCCCCCGACGCCGCGACCGAGCACGACGGGCTCGTCGCGCAGATCAAGGACATCGACGGCGACCTCAAGCGCTGGCGCGATCAGGAACAGTTGATGATGACGAAAGCCGCGCCCGCGCCGGCGGCGCCGCTCGTCACCGGCTATCGCTCCGTGTCGGTCAAGCCCAACGTCCCGCTCGGGACCGCGTTTATCCGCATGGCCTGCGCGAAGATGGTCTGCAACGGCAATATGTACGAGGCCGCCGAGTATGCGAAGCGCTGGGACGATTCCACGCCGGAAGTTTCGCTGTATCTGAAAGCGGCCATCGCCCCCGGCACCGTGACGGATGCGGCCTGGGCCGCGCCCCTCGTCAATCAGACGATGGTCAACGAGTTCATCGAACTCCTGCGCCCGGCGACGATCCTCGGCCGCATTCCCGGCCTTCGGAACGTCCCGTTCAACTGCAAGGTTCCCTCGCAGACCGGCGGCGGCACGTACGGGTGGGTGGGTGAAGCCAAGCCGAAGCCGGTGACGAAGCTGGCCTTCTCGTCGGTCACGCTCGACATCACGAAGGTCGCCGGGATCATCGTCCTCACCGAGGAACTCGTCCGCTTGTCGAACCCGTCGGCCGAGGCGCTCGTGCGCGCCGACATGGTCGCGGGGATTGCGCAGTTCCTCGATGCCCAGTTCATCGATCCGGCGGTCGTGGCGGTTGCCGGCGTGAACCCGGGCTCGATCACGAACGGCGCCCCGACCGCGGCGGCGACTACGAATCCCGTCGCGGACATCATGGGGCTGATCAATCACTTCGCGACCAATAACATTTCGGTCGCCGGCGTGACGTTCATCATGTCGCCCGCGAATGCCTTGTCACTGTCGTTCCGGTCGAACCTCGACGGCTCGCCGGAATTCCCCGGTGTGACGATCAATGGCGGCAACTACAAGGGCATCACGTTTGTCACGAGCCAGGCGGCCGGGACCAACGTCGTTGCCTTGCAGCCGTCGCTCGTGCTCTATGCCTCCGACGGCGGCGTCTCGATCGACGCGTCGCGCGAGGCGTCGTTGCAGATGGACTCGGCGCCGATGTCGCCGGCCGATGCGACGACCGTGTATGTCTCGCTCTGGCAGACCAACACGGTCGGCCTCCGGGCGGAACAGTTCGCGAACTGGAAGCGCGCCAACGCCAACGCCGTGAAGTACCTGACTGCGACGGCCTGGCCGGCGCCGACGGGGATGTCGACGATGGCCGCCGAGGCCGAGAACGGCCGGACCAAGAAGGCCAGCTAGGACCGCGGATGAAAGTGTTTGGCCTGGAGATCACCCGTGCTCGACGCACCGCCGCGGGCCTTTCGCCGCCCGCCGGGACGATGGGCAACGGGTGGTTTCCGGTCATTCGCGAAAGCTATACCGGCGCCTGGCAGGAAAACGCCCCGCCGATTACCGCCGCCAACGCGCTCGCGTATTTCGCCGTCTACGGCTGCGTCACGCTGATTGCGACCGACATCGGCAAGCTCGCCCTGCGCCTCGTCGCCCAAGACGCCGACGGCATCTGGAACGAAACCACGAACCCGGCCTATTCGCCGGTCCTCAGAAAACCCAATCGCTACCAGACGATCGTCAAGTTCATCGAGCAGTGGATCACGTCGAAGCTCACGGCGGGCAATGCCTACGTACTGAAACAGCGGGACGACCGCGGCGTCGTCAGTGCGATGAATGTCCTCGACCCCGCGCGCGTGTCGCCGCTCATCGCCCCCGACGGCGCCATCTATTACGGGTTGAAGCGCGACGATCTGACGGGCATCGGTGACGGCCTCCCGCCCGGCCAGGATCTCATCGTCCCGGCGCGCGAGATCATTCATGACCCGATGGTGACGCTGTTCCATCCGCTCGTCGGGGTCACGCCGCTCTATGCCTGCGGCCTGGCGGCCCAGCAGGGCTTGACGATCCAGACGAAGAGTGAACAATTTTTCCGCGGCGGCTCGCATCCCGGCGGCGTCCTGACGGCGCCCGGCGAAATCGGGCAGGAGCAAGCCGACCGCATCAAGAAGTACTGGGAAGAGAACTTCTCAGGCGCCAATATCGGCCGCGTCGCCGTCGTCGGCAAAGGGTTGAAGTACGAAGCCATGACGGTGAGCGCGGCCGATGCTCAACTCATCGAGCAACTGAACTGGACCGCGAAGCAAGTCTGCACGTGCTACCACGTCCCGCCGGCGCTCCTCGACCTCGACGATGCGCCGACCACGGACATTGAAGCGCTGTGGGTGAAATATCACTCGCAGTGCCTGCAGTCGCTCATGACGTGCCTCGAAACCTCCCTCGACGAGGGGCTCGAACTGAATCGCCCCTTCGGAACGGAATTCGACATCGACGATCTGATCTGGATGGTCACGGCGACGAAGACGAAGGCCGCGGCCGAGGCGATCGGGTCGGGCGCGCTCTCGCCGGATGAGGCGCGCAAGAAATGGTTTGGGCTCGGCTCGGTCAAGGGCGGCAACACGCCGTACATGCAGCAGCAGAACTTCTCGCTCGCGGCCCTGGCCGAGCGCGACGCCGACGACCCGTTCTCGAAAGCGGCGCCGCCGCCCCCGGCCGCGCCCGCGCTCCCGCCCGTCGATGACGAGGCCGAAGAAAAGCAATTTCTCGACACGCTCACCAAATCCCTCGACTGGAGCATCCCCGCATGAAGAGACTCGTCGTCCTCGCGCTGCTGTTGATCGTCCCCCTCCCCGCGTTTGCGGGCCCGATTCTCGCCGGTACCGTGAACGGCGTCCTGTTCTGCGCCACCGATAACAACACCGTCTGTGCGAACGGCGTGCAGTTGCCGGACCTCGATCCGGCCATCAATAGCTTGTCGCTCGCGACGACCTCGCTCGGCGGCGTCACCGTCTCGGGCTCGCTCTTCACGATGAACACGGCCTCGGGCGTTCCCGGCGACACGCAGAACAGCCTCACGAGTTCGTCGCTCTCGATCATCAACAACACCCTGAATGCCATTCTCGCGACGGTCGCGGTCAGCGGCATCGGCTTTGTCGGCCCGATCGACTTCGTCTCGACCAGCGGGAGCGGGACCTGGCAGAACGCCGCCGGCTCGACGATCGATATGAGCTGGTATTGCGACGCGCTGAACGGCCAGGGCGGCGAGACGCCGACCGATCTGCCCGGCACGTTGCTGGCCTCGTTCAGCGACCTCGGCGGCGCCGGCGTCGACTCGTTCTCGACCAATGGCGGCGCGCCCTGTGTCGACCCGAATCTGTTCTCGATGTCGATGGGCTTCAGCATGAACCTGACGGCGGGCGGGTCGCTCATCAGTCGCGGCCAGAACGAAATCGCTGAGCAGACGGTCGTGCCGGAACCGGCCTCACTGTTCCTGCTCGGGAGCGGCCTGTTAGGGCTCGCCGGCTACCGGCGCAAGCGGTGACCCATGCGGCCTGATGTCCTGGCCGAGCATCTCGGGCAGACCATCCGCGGTCTGGTAGGGCCCGTCGCGCTCCGGGTCGCTGAGCTGGAGGCCGCCGGCGGGCGCTCAGCCATCGTGCTTGACGGGGTCCACGCCTCGCTCAGCGACCTCGGGGCGCGTCTGGCCGTGCTCGAAACGCGGGCGCCGCTCCCTGGGCCGCCCGGTCCCGAAGGGCCGCCCGGTCCCGCCGGTCGCGACGGCCTCGACGGCAAGAGCCTCAACTATGTCGGCGTGTATGTCGCCGGCAAGACCTACGACGCGGGCGACCTGGCGACGGATGACGGCTCGGTCTTTTACTGCGCGCGGATGACGACCGCGCGGCCTGGCACGTCGCACGACTGGCAACTGATGGTGAAGCGCGGCAAGGACGGGAAGAGCACGCGATGATCCTGACGAGCCTGGAGAACGCGAAACTCGCGCTCGGCATCATGGATTCGGCCCGCGACGCCGAAGTGACGCTGTATCTCACCCAGGCGAGCGCGCTCATCTACCAGTACATCGGCGCGCAGGCGCTCCCCGCATGGGATGAGACGACCGCCCCCGATGATGTCCAGGCCGCGACCCTGAAGATGCTCGGCAACCTCTTCGAACATCGCGGCGACGACGCCAACGACGAGCACGAACAGAAAATCTGGGAGGGGATTTCGCTGCTACTGATGCGGCGGCGCGATCCGGCGCTGGCGTAATGCGCGGTCCCAAGCTGCCCGCGAACAGCATCGGCCAGGCGCGGCATGTCGTGACGTTCGACGACCCCGGCGACCCGGTCCCCGACGGCGAGGGCGGCTACACCGCGACGCCCGTCCCGCTCAGCCCGCCGACGTGGAAGGTCAGGATTCGCCCGGCGACGGCCAGGGATGCCGAGAAGGTGACCGCCGGCACGGTGATCACCCATGTCTCGCATATCGTGCATGGCCGGTTTCATCCCGGCGTGTCGACGCGCTCGCGGATGCACTTCAAAGGACATACCTATCAGGTGACGAGCGTGATCAACCTCGACGAGCGCGATCGCGAAATGGAACTCGTCGCGGACTTGCAGAGCTGACCCAT